GCTTTACCAGCGCCTAAAAGAGCAGCACCAATTCCTAAACCTTTAAGAAGTTTTTTTAATTTTTTCTTTGCCATTATTTTTTTCCTCCGTGATTTTTAAAAATCTGTGTACCCTTTATACCATAAATACTCGCAACGACAAGGATCCATAGATTTGTGAACCATGACGGGAGCGTAGAGAACATATCAAAGAACAATTTTACCTTATCCATCGCTGTTGGGTCCTCACTTACAACTGCCCACGCCAAAATTACGATGGGCGCCGATAGAATTATCAAAACCGCCTCGTCCTTCCAGTCCGATTGCCTAGCCTCAAGAAGTTTGCCTTGGTAAGCTTCTTTTCCTTCGGCCATACGAGATGCATGCATTAACTGTGCGTCTGACATTGCCATTTTAGTCTTCTGCTTGTTAGCGTAAATTTTACTTCCAGCAGAAACGGCTAATTTAATTGCCTGAAACCACATGTTAGTACCAAGTAGCTTCTTTTTTCTTTTCAGCTAACATTCTTTTAGTACCTCTAACTTTTTCCTTGTCTCCAGTAGGAATATAGTTGAAAGCACCGTCAGCAGTAGTCTTAGATCTTGGATCTATTTCTATATTCTGCTCAGGAATGTCTATTTGCTTTGATTTTTTATAGTTTATCATATTTTTTACCTTATTTAACTTATTATACCATTATTAATTGTCAAGAACAGACATTTCTTTAGCACCTGCTTTAGCTAAACTAGTATTAGCACGTAATTCTGCTAATTCTTCGTTCTGATCCATCTTATCTTCAGCTAATTCTCTTGCTTGCATTAATTTTGCTCTATCAAAATCAGCTTTTGTTTGATCTGCTTCTTTTTTTCGTTCATTTTCCATTGCTCTTAAATCAACTTCACGTGATTTTAGTTTCAATAGTGGGTCTGAATCAAATTGTGAAGTAATTTTATTCTCTTCTTTCATAAATTCTTCAGTCATTTCAGCAATCAAGACAGCTTTTCTTGCTTCGATTTGATTTGTAAGCATTTGTAACTGTTGTTGTATCTGTGGATTGTTCACTGACATCTGTTGCATTTGTTGCATGTTAACCATTTGCTCTCTGAACTCTAATTGAACTTGTTCTTGAGCCATAATTGAAATGTGCTCTAATATATTTTTTTGAATTGCAGCCATAACAGCAGGATTATTTCTAACCATGTTAGTTGACATAAAATTTAAGTGAGCTGTGATATGTGCTTGATGATCTTGACCAGGAAAAGCTTGAAAAGGTTTTCCACCTAAAGCATTTATGTGTTCTAGACTTGGATCTATCGGTGCTGTCGGCGCCGGTGGAGGTAAAACTGCATCGACATCTTTTACACCAATCGCATTATACATGTTTCTATAGATTTGATACATGTTATGTAATTGTGGATTTGATGTTGCGATCTGTAGTTGTGTTTGAGCTAAAGTTATTCTCTGACTCATTGAAAATATATTAGGATCAGCAACCGGTATTACATCTACTCTATCATCAAAGTCAGTTTGCTTAATGTTTCGTGCTCCACCTACAACATCATAAGGATATTCTGGTGGTAGGTATTGTGAAACTATTTTAGATAATAATTTAAATTCACTCTTCATCGCTGCATAACATCTTTTGTGAATAGCGCTCATGACTCTTGAACCACGCTCTAATAACGCAACTGTAGTTCCTACAGCAGCACCTTGGTTTCCATCACCTACTTGCATATCAGCAATAGCCGCGAACCTTTGACCAGCTTGTACAACAACTCCTAATAGGTTCAGTAATGTTGGAGAAGGTTCTTTGTATGGTAGAGGAAAGAAAGCATCTCTTAAATTACCACCGGGTGCATCTACATCTTTAAATTCACCTGGTTGTATTGGTGATGCTTCATCTCTTACTCTAACTCCACGCTGTTTAAATCCAGCCGGTAAATTTGATAAAGTACCTGCGTCTAATAATTGACGGAGAGCAGCCGTTGCCGTTCTGCTCAATCCGCCAATCATGTGAATGAGTCCAAAGCCATAAAATCCAAGTCCTGGCAGAAATTTGAAGTGGACGAAATATTGGATTTTAGTTTTCTTTAGATCATCGGGCGCATAGTTTCGTCTAATAGACAAAACTTTTCTACTACCTTCATCGACTGTAACGAGGTAAGGTAATTTTATTCCTGTTGGTTCACCATCTGCTCCAACATCTTCAAAACCTTCTAAGTCTAAATTAACATGACACTCTAACAAAGTGTAAACAGGTTCGTTCTTACCTGTCTTTTTAGTTCCTTCTAGCTCACGTTCTTTTTTAGATAGCTCTCCATTAGAATCTGTTCCTGGAGGTCCTAACTCAACGTCACTGTAGAAACCACTGACTTGTTGTTTTCTTAATTCGTTTTCTGAAATTTTCACGGTATGAATAACTGCTTCCGCATCATCTAATGAGGTAGCTGTATACGGTACAATTAATTCATCCGCTGGTACAAACTTCGATACCACTCTTCCAAGTGGCACGTCGTAGTAAACTTTTTTAAATGTAGATCCTGCAAGTGGTAAATGAAATAACATAGAATCAAATTCAGATTCATATTCTTTCATTGTGTCCATGATTAAGTAATTCATGTAATCTTTAACACGTTGCGATTGTTGTTCAGTTTGTGGATTTTTAATTCCTATAACTTGTGTTCTAACTGGACCATCACTTGGTAATAATTCTTTGTAAGCTTGTGCTTGGAACTGAGTTACTGCTTCTGCAAGAACTGGGTGAGTTGCACCACTTGCTCCTTGAAACGGTTCAGTTCTATTTTCATATTTAAATCCTAATAGGTCTAATCCAGTTGTGTAAGCACTTTCCCATTCTTTTCTAGATGATTTATAATCCATGTAGTTTTGAACCATCTCGTTTCCAATAGGTTCAACTGCATCTTCTGGTAAAATATCTGCTAGGTTATCAAAGTGTGATTCTGAACCTGAAGTGTTTATTGCACCTGGATCATAATCGATTGTTGCTCCGCCATCCTCTTCAGGGATAACTTCAACTGGTCCTTTTAATTCTTCTACGTTTTCATCCTGAACAGCAACTTCTTGCAATTCCTCTTCTGAAGGAATCTCAATTTTAGTTCTAGTGTTCGGGAGTCCTTTATCTATATCTGCCATTTATTACTCCTATATTTTAATACCACGTTTTGTTAGAGAAGGCAACCCATGAGGTGTTGGCCCTGATGCTGGTGGAATGGTTTTAGTTAGGCTTGCTATGCCTCCTTTTGAAAAAAACACACCTGGATTTTGGTATTTTATATTTTCAATATCAGAAGCTAAAATAGGACTTTCTATATTTGCAGATCTAATATTATCTCTAGTAAACCCTCTTGCTAAATTAACAAGATTTAAATCACTTGGTTCTAATGATCTTAACATTTGATTTTCTTTTTCAGCATCACTTAAATAATTTTTATAATTAGGTAATGCAGAAAATGGATTTGATAAATCAAATAAAAATTTTCCTGCTCTTGGTAACGATTGTGTATTAAATACATTAGAAAGTAAAGTGCTACCGGTGCTTCCTGCTGCTGTATCTGATTGTAGTTTTTGTGTATCAAATGCTCTTAATTTTTCTCTTTTTAATTTTTCTATAGCAGCGTTTTGCATATCATAAAAAGGTTCTGCAAATTGTTTTTCGGTTATAAAGTTTTTTGCATCTGACATTATTTGAGGAGAGCCTCCTGATATTCTACCAGTAATATCATTTTCTAATCTTTCATATTCTTTTTTTGTTCTATCTTTATACACTCTATAATTTTTTATAAGATCGTCTGCTGTTTTTTGATCATTATTTTGAAGAGCGGCATCTACTTGATTTTGTACGTTTTTAGTATTCTGTTCATATTGTTTACTTAAAATATTTAAATTATAAGCTGAATCAAATGTACTTGGATTTATATCCATATCTTCTGCTATTTCTTTTAAACTATCCATATAAGCTTTATTTTTATATAAACCAAAAGTTACATTTTCTTTTGCTTGTTCCTCTGCTTCTGTTTCACTCATCCCTTTTGAAATCATGTTATTTTTATCTAAAAAATAGAACAATGCTTCAGTGAGACCTCCACTTGCAACTCCAGTTCCTTTTCTTCCAACCGATCCAATTTTTCTAGCTACATCTTTTAAAAGTTCTTTACTTACAAATCCAGCTTGATTACTGATTGGTTTTGTAAATTTACCTGATATTTTTTGATCTATTTTTCTATTAATTTCACCTTTAGCTGCAGTATAAGAAGGTTTTAAATTTTTTCCTACATGCTCTCCTTTTTCATTAAAGAT